ATTATCGGGTAAAGATTTGTCAATGATTGAACGTGCCGCTAAAAAGGGAGGAGCTTGGGCGGTTCATGCGTTTGCTATTTGTTACAAAGATTCAGACCTAACGGCAACTGAACACTATACAAGCGCACATATTGAACACAAGGCAGATTTATTCGGTAAGCACCTAACAGCAAAAGAGGGCGCACCTGTATTCTTTCAGCTTCAAACCAAACTAGCCGAACACATTCAACGCATAGCTAATGCTCACGCTAAGCCAGTATAGGGACATAAACGCACTAACCGAAGGCGGTGTATTTGATAAGATGATACATACTATTTCGATAGTTAGATCATTGGATGAATACGAGGTTCAGAATTGGGATAGCACGAAGATAGTCGAGGAATACAAACGTATTGAGCCACATACACAAGTATCGGAGCGTTACAGTAATAAGATAGCCATTCAAGATATTGAGTTAACGCTAATAAACTTTGAAGCGTTGACGCTTGGGCAGTGGATAGATTTAGAAGCGTTCGTTTCTAATGACTACATAGGCAACCTGCATTTGATTTCATCAATCATTTACTTGCGGCATAGTGGTGGCGGTTTGTACTCGGATGAATGGGAGAAATACGGAAACGTAAACATTCACAATAGAGCCGAATTAGTAGACCAACTCCCCGCAAAAGATGTGCTAGGAGCGTGCGCTAAATACTTGAAATTTAGAAAGAATCTATTTGAATCGTATGAACTATTTAACGACCCTCACGAAGATGTAGACCCCGACGAATTAGACGCGGAGGAATTGGAGATATACAAGAAAGAAAAAGCAGAGCGTGAGAAGGGCGCAAGTAACCAATGGGAGAGAATGCTAAACCTACTTTCGAATAATGACTTCACTAAATTTGATAGCGTACTAAACCAAAACCTATTCATATCACTCAATCAAGTGAGCTACCTAAAACGTAACAGTTAGCAAAAAAATACATATAGTATTGAATGGATAAACTCGCTACTTATTACGTCACGTTAAAGCCTATCAAAGAAGGGCGACCAATGGCAAGCGGACTAGGGAACATTGCGTATGTTTCCGACCCCGCAGTAGAAGAAATTGGAATATATCTAAACGCTCACGACCCGCGTATAGTAGCGGATGAGAATACTCAAAAACATATACTTGAATACTTAAAAGGGTGCGGTACTGAAAAGCCTTCACACTGGAAAGAAGTATCCGAAGAAGAATATTTGCAAAACGTTAGCGTTGAGATGAATCAACCAACGGACGCGGAATCATTCAACGATGTTACCAATAAAGACGGTACAGGGCAGTGGTTAGTTCGTTATGAGTATACTGGACCAAAAGATGATAAGAACCGTTCTTTTTGTGCGGAGGTGCTAGGACTTAGCAGAATATATACAGAGGAAGAAATTAAGAACGGGCTATCAAATCCAGAGTTCGGAAACTACTCTATTTGGGATTACAAAGGATCCTACGGTTGCCGTCATATTTGGAATCGTAAGATTTACTTTGAGGACTATGAAGATGATGAGGTTCGTAAGGTTGGACGCGTTCCACAAGTAGAAAGATTCCTAGACGACAAAGACGCTCGCACACTTAACGCATATCTATCGAGCAATGAGAAGATGCAAGTTTGTGCGCCCTTATTGATTCCAGATAAAGACATATTTAGAAGCGATGAAATAGGGCGTTATAATATGCGGTTCAGTTCAGACACTATCGTTGAACTTCGTAGTATGGCAAACGATAAGGGCGTACTAAAAAAAACAGACCTTTTCAAAGATACCCACAGGGGCGGTGTTGCACCTAGTCACGTAGTTGATGAATGGATAACTGAAAGCCCACAAGATAAAGCCTATACAGAATACGGCTTCGATATTAACCGTTGCCCCGTTGGTACATGGTTTGTGTTGTCGCAAGTTACAGATAAGGAGTATTGGGAAAAGGAAATAAAAGGCAATAAAAAGCACGCTTACAGTATTGAAGCGTTAATGAATCTCACAATTATAAAAATGTCAAAAATGGAGAAAGAACAAATTGTTTTGCCTGATGGTGAGCATCTTATTGACGGCACTGTTTATATCGTAAAAGATGGAGCAGTAATCGAAAAGAAGGAAGTAACCGACGAGCAAGAACAAGTTATCGAAGAAGTAGCGGAAGAAGCTGCAAAAAAAGAAGGTTTGGAAGAAGAAAAACCGAAAGAAGAAATGGCAAGCGAAGAACCGAAAGCCAAAGAACCGAAAGAGGAAATGGCAGAAGTTCCAGCAACCGAAGAAGCACCAGAAGAAGATAAAATTGCAAAATTGGAAGCTGCGCAAGAGCAACTAATGGAGGAAATTGCAAAATTAAAGAGCGCAGTTGAAACACCAAAAGAAGAAGAAGTAACGGTTGAAATGTCAGACAACCGACCAATATGGAAAAGAATCTCTGACGGAATCGAAGGAATAAACAAAAATAAATAGAAATGTCATCAGTAAACGATTTGAGAGTTGAAATTGGGGGAACATCTTTCCACCTTTCAAAACAAGATTTTGAAGAAGCAAAAAAAGGTATTGCACGAACGCAAGTAGATGCGGAAGGCAAGGAGATTGAAATGGCTATGACCGTAGACGCTACGGCAGAGTACACGACAAACGCAAAGGAGTATTTCCGTAAAGCAATGATTGGCGAGGAGCGCACACGTTCTAAGTTCCGTTCTTTGTTGGGAGTAAAAGACCGTGTTAAGTTAGGAGGTTTAACAACGTCTGCAACTGCAATCAAAGCGGGTGCGACTGCGTTCGATCCAGACAACACTACAGCGGTTCAAAAGACTTACGAGGTTAAGCCTTTGATGTATGGAACTACTGTAAATATTAGCGAATTGGAGCAGGCGTTTATGTCTGACCAACTTGCGAAAGGTTCGAATAACTTCTCTGATAAGTTCGAATTTATGAACTTTTTCTACTCTGAATTGGAGAGCGAAGTAACCGAGCAAATGGAAGAAATTACATTTACTGGAACGGTAGCCGCTAACGGAGTAGATGGATTAGAGACTTTGATCGCAGCAGATGCTTCGGTATTAGTTCCAACAGTTGGAAACGGTGGCGTTGCTTCTGCAATCACAGACGCTAACGTAATCGACAAATTGAAACAAGCTCGTAACGTTATTGGAAAAGCAGTTCGACGTAAATCGGATTTCGTTTATATCGTATCTACTAACGTTTACGATGCTTTAGCGGATGCGGTTTCAGATAACAAGGCAAGCGGTTTGTACTACATTGAAGGAGATGTTTTAAAATTCCAAGGTACAGATGTTTACAAAGCAGACGGAGCGAGCGATGATACTATCATTTGCACTTATTGGAGCAACTTGCTAAACATTCAAGACTTAATGGATGAGGAACTAGGATTCAACATTGTTGACTTCATGAAAACAACACTTGACCGTAAGATTGGTGTACGTGTTGACTTTAAATTCCAACCTTCGTACGTTAACTCTGAGGAGATTTACGCTCACTTATTTGCAGCGTAAGAGATAGCGGGGAGGGGGTAACTTCTCCCCTATTTTTAATCATTAAAAACACACAATATGGCAACTTGTAATACACTTGTTGGCGTTCCAAATGACTGCGGGGATAACAACCTTGGTGCGATGAAACGCACTTTAGTAGCAGACTTTGAGGATGTAACAGGGATAACAGTAACAGACACAGCCGACCCTGATACAGATGGGCAGATTTCAGCCGTAACAATGGCAAGCGCAACAAAATTCGAGGATTTCCGTTTCCCTAAAGATACGTCTATGTTCTCACAAGAATGGGTTGGGGATTTAGTAGCAGACACACACAGCTATTCGCAGACCGTTGAGATGGGATTCCGTAGAATTGACCTGCGCAAACGTAACGCTATTATGTTAATGGCAGAAGGTCGCAGAAATTTAATTGCTTTCTGTCAAGATTTTAACGACGATTGGTGGGCGTTAGGTACTGACCAAGGTTTGAGACTAAACGCAAATCCAGCAACATCAAACAATACACGTTCAGCGGGGCAAGCGTACCCAGTGACGTTATTTGCAGAGAATGAGCGTTACCAATGGTATAAGGTAGACCCTACTATTATTGACGCGCTATTGATTGCAGCACCTTAATTATAACTGCACAATTTAAAGGGGGTACGTAACAGTACCCTTTTTTTGTACATATAATTATAGGATGAGTAATTTCGTAATAAATAAGGGTGGTGTAAATAACGTTTGTGTAACAGTTAGCGAGCGCAGCCAATTAGTAAACCCTTTCTTTTTACTTGTGTTTACTAATAAATTTACAGGAACGCAAGCTGTTTGCAGTCTACAATATAGCGCGTCAAATAACAGATACGACCTTTTTCAAATAACTGAAAAGTCAAACCCCGATAACACAAACGGAGAAATTCACTTGATAGAGGGCGAATGGTCGTACAGCATTTTCGAAAGTGCTATCCAAACACTAGACCCCGCAAGTACTACGGGCAGAGTTTTACAAAAAGGATTTATAATAGTTAATTGATATATGGGTTGGTTCAGCAAAAAAGAGGAAGTTCCTCAAATGGAAAATAGAGAAGTGGAGGGATTCCGTTCTGTAAATACGGAGGGTTTAGACCTATCGCAGCCTTTTGTAGATGACTATTATTCCAGGGGGTATAATTGGGTATTTTTTGGGAGTGATAACCTTTACCCACAGATATTAAACCAATTATACATATCCGCACCGATGCACCAAGCGTGTTGTAATTTTAAGCGGTACAGCCTTATAGGTAACGGATACGAATGGACAGGATACGATTCTATGGACGTTGGAGAAAAGATAGCTATTAAGCAGTTCGAAACGCAAAGCGATTTTAAAAACGCGTCCGTTAATATTTCAATGGATTGGATAAAACACGGGCGAGTAGTTGCTTTACTTCATTATAATAAGCAATACAAAAAGTACGACTACTTCCGTTTAATTGATCCGCAAGATATACGAAATAACCATGTATCTATATTTAGCAGCCGTCCAACCATGTACTTTTATTCGAGAGATTGGCAACAGCGTACAACCTCGCAGAAGTTCACACCGTATAAGTTAGGCAATACCGATGAATGGCAAGTAATAGAGCTACGGAATGATGTAGGTGGTTTTAAGTCTTACGGAATGCCTGACTGGGTTTCTAGTGCGAACTGGCAAAAGGTAGGCGCAGACATTGCTTTGCTACATAAATCAGCGATCGAGAATGGAATCCAACCTTCTGTTATATTCCGCTACCCTTACACGCTTTCCCCCGATGAGCGTAAGACATGGGATGATGGAATGAGAAGATATGCAAAGGGTGCAAAGAACTACGGACGCGCTATGAAGGTAGAAGCGAACGGGAAAGATAATTTACCTGAGGTTGACGTAGCGAGTACCACAGACAACC